CGATGGGTTCATCAGCAGAAGGAGGGACAGGGGATTGCCCCTTCTGTCCCTCCTTTCTGTTAATCTGGAAGCCAAATAACTGACTCATGATTAAAATACAAACAGTTGAGCGTTCAACTATTTATCACTCTACGCCAATGCTAGAAACGCCATCTCTTGTTCCTGCCGCAGCAGTGAAGTAAGAATACTGCCACTCAACAGTGAATTCTTCGATCTGATCGTTGCTATCATAAGCAAGATCGATAGGAGAAACGTTGGTTGGGAAGCAATACTTGAGAGTGTAGCTTCTAAGAACAGCGCCTTCAGTGCTGGAATCTTTTTCCAGTTGATCAACTCTTAGATCTGCCATGTAACCAGAAGTGGTAGATGGAGTAAAGAGAGGAGCGGTGTTCGCTTCGTGAGTGTTGATGTTGTTTGCCCACTCTTCAAAGAACGCACGGAGTTTGAAATCTTTGTCGTTGAAGAAGGTAGCGGTCCAAGTATCAAAGGTGCGATCACCAGCGATCTTGACTGTTCTACCACGGAAAGGAACTTCGATAACACCTAGGTTTGAACCTGGGAGTGCTGCCGACTTACAAAGAATATTTGTAAGATTTAGATCCTCACCACCTTTCTTGAGTGAATCAGGGAATTGAATGTCCACAAGGAACATGTTGGGCTTTACGCCCTGACCGATAGTTTGTAAAAACTGACTTACGTTAGACAGTGCCATTTGTGTTTACCTCGTTGATTTTTTCTCTATAACTAATTATCATCTACCGACGACTTCAGCGAACGAGACGCCCGTTCTTGTAGCAGTAACTGTAACTGTTACATAGTTGATAGAGCGTGTTGGCTTGAGGTAGAGTTCAGCAACAAACTCGTTTCTGTCGATAACTTCAGGAGTGTTGTTGCTTGTATCGCAAACGACGAGATAGTCAGTTAGACCTCTACGTGCTTGGATTTCCTGTAGGTATGATCCCATCGAAGCAGCAAAAGAACCACGAGTGATGCTATCATTTTGCTCAAAGAGTACGCCTTCAGCAAGTGCTCTTGCTCTCTTCTCAACATTGAGGAAAAGACGGCGAACATTGATACGATCGAATGCGCTAGGTGAAGCAAGACCAGTCTTGTCTCCAAATAGAACAGGACCAGAACCAGGAAGCGAAACGATTGGGTTGATTCTATTGGTATAGAGATCATCGCGCTGTGCCTTGTTGGGATTGAACGCTAGTTTTACAACGTTCTGAAGACCACCACGATTTAGACCTGCTGGTGAGAACCAGTCATCTAGAGATGCCGAAGTTGAAACACAAACACCAGCAACATCAGCGTTACAACCAACATAACGATATTTGTCGTTAAAGCGGTCATAAGTATACTTGACACCGCTATCTAGAACGACATAGGAAGAAGATGAGATGTTGTCAAAGAATGCGATTGTGTTTGCTAGTTGGGTTGCTGGAGTTAGAGCAACACCACCTGCGGTTGCCACCTGAGTTCCAGTCCAAGGTGAGATGAATGCAATACAATCCTTTCTGCTATTAGCAACAGCAGCAACTGCTTGTGCCTTAGCGATTGTATCGTTCTCATTAGCACCGTCACCACCCATTAGAACAAAATCAATAGTGGTCTGTTCAGTATCTAGGAACTCGTCATATGCTGCTTGGATTTCGCCAGCAGAATATGCGTAATCATCTGTGCCACCTGATAGAGCACCACCTGCGGTAGGTAGAATTCTTGCTAGAGCAAGAGGAGCAGCAGAAGTAGCACCATAAGATGCCGCAGCAGCACCAGGATCTTCTCCAACTGTTGTTACTTCAGCAGTGCCAAGACCAGCACCAGCATAAATGTAACGTGAATACTCATTGACGTAATCTTTCCAGTAAGATGAAGCACCTTCTGGAGTCTTAGCATCAGTTAGTTTTGAGAGATAAGTCATTCTCTCAACAACTGTATTTGTGCTCTCGTCAACAACAGCAACGTGAACTTCGTCATATGAGAGATGACGCTCGGATGCAAAAGCAGAAGTGCCAGGACGTGGAGCGATTGACTTGTATGTTAGACCAGTTGAACCGATTGCTTGTGAATTGTAATCCCAAGCAGTTGCGGTATCACCAGCAGCGGGAGTAGGAGCAGCAGAACCTTGAACGATAGAAAAGCTATTAGCATTAATAACTTCATAAACTTCATGTCCTACAGAAGCATCATCGGTGTATGTGCCGCCAACTGATAGTCCGTGACCAGTCTTGCTGATAACCCAATCAGCACCACGGTCAACGATTACAACGCGAAGGTTATTGCCTTCAGTACCAGCGTAGCGAGCAGCAAACTTCTCGGAAGTTACGCCAGCATCAAAAGCATCCTTATCACCGATAAGAACACCAGATCCAGATTCGGTTGCGTTTACAACCGCAGTAGCAGCACGAACAACTGCTAGTTGTCCACCGTAACGGAGGAACTCGGCAGCAACCAACCAGTCAGCAGCATTTGCCTCAGCTGGTGTACCGAACGTGTCGATAAGTTCTCTTTCAGAACCAATGTTTACAATTTTGCCTACGGGTCCAGTGCGGAAAGATGAAGCAAAAGCAGCGCGAATAGCGGTAGCTCCTACAACGACAGCATTGGAGTAATCACGTTCTCTAATAACAACACCAGGCGAGACTTGACTTGCCATGTATTTTACCTCTTTAGATATCAAATTTATCTGTAAGTATTTAGATTTTTGAATCCTTCAGAGGTGGTGAACAGTGCGTGAACTACCAGTCTGGATATCCCCAATCCGAGAATGGATCACGCTTCTTCCTACTATCTATTACTCTTTTGACTGTACATTCCTTACACTCGTAAGCATATGCTGACGGATGTCCTTTCTTGCTTTTTCTTGTCAGATAAAACTCAGAGATCAGGTCTTTCTTCTCGCCACAGGATCTACAGACCCTTTCTCTGAAAAGAAGATGTTCCAGACTGAACTGATCCCCAATATCCATCAGTAGTTCCACATATAAGAGACTTCTTCTTGGGTGTTCCCGTATTCCCACAGATTGCCGTCTGCATCAATGAAGGTATCGTCGCCCATACCATCATCAATAAACCCAAAAGGAGCCATGTCTTGCTCAATTTGATTTCTTTGTTCTTCATAGATCCTCCTTCTGATGTCCTGGTCGGTCATCTCTTTGAAGTATTCCTGCATGACTAACCATGCGAAGAGAACCATACACATTACAAGGTCATCATGATATCCTTCGTCTGCTTCCCATGCTTGTTTCTTCTGAACAAATGTGGTAAGCTCTTGGAAGATCTGGAAGTCATTGAAGAGTAGTTTGTCTTCTTCAATGATTGCTTTGAGGTTAGCGCAACCAATCTTCTTGACGGTCACGCTCATTTTTACGCCTAGTTGTGTTTTGTTGCCCGAGAAACCTTGTCCAACAATCTGACCAGCTCTCCCTCGCATCGCACACATAAGGACGTTAGGATATTCGAGATCGTAGTTGAGAGTAGCAGCAATACTATCACCGATGTCATTGACTTCCACCAGAACATATGGGTTATTGTATTCTTTACAGACCTGAAAAATTACTGAGGGAAACAGTACAGGTTTAATCTCATTATTTCTGTACTTCGCAACGATCTTATACGGCATCGTGGTGATATCAAACACGATGAAAGCACTATAGTCGCCACCAATTCCTCTGGCAACGTCCACAGTAACAATATATTCGTGATCCTTTTGGACTCTCTCATACACGTCAAGTCCTGCATTGCTAGCGATGGGGTCTGCGAAAGGAATGTTTTGTAGTTTTGCTGGACTAATCAAAGTATCAGCAGATCCAAGGAAGTCGCACTCAAACTCCTGCGCGAACTGCCGTGGTGATGTGTTCTTGATTGTTTCTTCTTTCCACTTGGCATCCCTTCCTGGGACCTGCGACCAGTGAACTTCGTTGGTAACATAATCATTCTTGCCACGTCTAGCATCTTCCCACATCTTGTAGAAGTGGTTCATGCCATTCGGCGTTGAGATAATTATGACTTTCGTTGACTTACCAGAAGTAATAGTAGGATAAACAGAGGCAAAGAATTGCTCCGCAACATGGTTTGGAACGAAGGCGAATTCGTCGAGGAAGAGAATGTTAAACG